CTAATGAGAATCATTCGCATCCAGGATCCGGGCCCGGGCTGGCCTAACACCTATCATATGGCAGCGCCAGGGCGGCATCTAAATGCGAATGATTCTCATTCGCATCGCGGCGGGGCCCCGGGGGGCATCATTTAAATACGACTTTCACACGGGCTTCGGCGCTGACAGCGTGTCTCTAAATACGAATCTAAATACGAATGCTTCTCATTCGCATTTCGGCGCGCGTCAGCGCCCCTGTCCTAAGGGGGCGTGACGCGGGGAGGAAATTCTTTAGTCGTCGCCTTGAGGGCCGTCATAGCAGGCCCATCGATCATTCGCTTCCTCAATGCGCTGCTCAATTAAGAGATCCTGCAGAGTCTCAAGGGGCGTAGTGAATCGAGGGAGACTCACCCGCAGCTCTCGCAGAATATCGAATCGATCCATTTCGACTACTGAGTCCACGATGTTTTCGTTGGCTGCTTCAGTGTATTGATTACTCATGATGTCACCCTCACTGTTTTAGGGGATACACCACAGCTACCTGTAGCAACAACATCAAAGGCACTTCTACCAGTGTTGAGATTAAAGTCAGCGATTAGTTCGATAATATCATCTCGGTTGTATACAGGGTCTAGCTTATATACATCCGCAAGGATATTAATAACTGCATCGATGGCAGGATCTTGTGCTGCATCGAGGTCGCATAGTGTTTGAAATAATGTTTTCATTTTGATACCTATTAGTTACTTGATTGATTGATTAATTGTGTCTGTCGGGGGCTCATCCTTGAGCCATTTCGAGTAGTCTTCCACCGACCCATTGTGCCTCGGCTACCCATTGATCATATGGAGTGTCATTGCGTAAGAGATTCATCAGCTTACTGGTCACTACCATGTTATCCAGTGTATGCCCCTTGCTGTTATCGATTCGGTCAAAGCTAATCTTGAAGCTATCCCGGCAATCGAGAGTCAATGGAATACCTGAATAGTGGCATCGCATCTCCGCTTCGACTGCCATCCGCTCCAGTTCTTTACCTAGTTCAACATTGCTAAGACCGCTAGCGACGCGGCGGGTACGCCGGTCGCTCTCGTTATAGTCTCGTGCCATGACTGAAAATTCGCTTTTGTAGGCCATTAGAATTCCCCGTAGAAATTAACGATTAGAATGACTGAGAAAAAAATAGCTGTGTAGAAAATAATCATGTGGATCTCCCTAATTGATGTGATTATTATGGCAGCTCCGAGGCCTGAATGCAAGCATTAATTGTAACAAATTGTAATAATTTACCTGTTCTTTTATACAGTAGTTTGTGCCAGGCCAGGGGGCGGTAATGAGACTCATTCGCATCTAGCGCTCGCGCGCCCATCTTCATGTACCACTTAAGGAATTTCACAAACCAAAAAAGGTGCTAAACTCAGCAGACTCATCCACCCAAGGAAAAAAATACTTGACTTAAGAACCATTTTTAGATATAATTTGATAATGTCTAAAGAATTAACAGTTATATCTCCTGAAGGGCTCGAGGTGGCTAACTCCTACTTGCAGTTTGGTAACATAAAAGCTGTATCCGAGTGTTTACAGGTGGCAGAAAATAAAGTTATAGAAACTTTAAACAAACGCGAGGTTAAAAAGTATATAGATACCGTGTACTTAGACTTGGGCTATAGAAACCGACAGAACATTGCGTCCGTAATGGATGAGATGATTAAGTCAAAACTAGATGAAGCACAAGAAACCGGTATGTACTCTAACAAAGATTTAGCAGATCTACTGCAACAAGCCCATAAAATGCGAATGGACGAGATAAAAGCTCAAGCTGATTTAGAAAAAATAAATCAAACTAACATTAAAAGTCAAACTAATGTCCAAATCAATGAAGGAATTCCCTTCGGACAAGGAAATTATGGAAAATTGATGGAGAAACTGCTAAATGGACCAAACTAATATGGAGGACAGAGTAAGAAAACTAGAATTAGAACTAACGTCTCATGAAGCGCAAAATGAAGAGCGTTGGAAGACTAATTTTACCCGTTTAGTAGAGATAGAACATCAATTAAGTCGAATTCAAAAGACAATTATGGCAGGAGGTGCAACCACTATTTTCTTTTTAGCGGGTATTGTTTTTTCTTTACTAATATGAAGTCTAAAATTAAGCAATGGACTGCATTTACTTTATCCACTTTATCCTTTTTAGGGGTAATTGCCTGGGTTATATTAACTTTTGGATTTCAGACAGAAATAACTCCTGTTTTTAACGCTCGAACACAGGAATTATTGAATGAAACAACTATTGAGTGCGATCAATATGTAATAAACAATCTCTTAGCAGTTGCTTGTACAGCAAATTACTGGGGGCGCTGGATGTGGTACTGGAGAGACGCAGCTGGAACAAATATACTTCTCCAAGACGACTTACATGCTAGAGAAGTGGGGGCACTATTTTCCACTAACCCATCTAACTTAGAAATTTATTTCACATCTATTGATGGGAGAAAAGCATTTTTAGAGCTAACTACAATTTCTGTTTTAAAAGATTGTACAGCAATTAACGGCTGTCTTAGAGTCGATCATATAGGAGGAAAACAATGGATAATATCGAATTAGATGCAAAAATTCATTCAAAGCGAGGTATCTGGTACGTCACCAGGCCTGGGCACCCCGTACAAAGGTTCAATAGTGAAGAAGAAGCTATAGCCTGTGTTAAAGGAAGGCCCCATGAAGATGAAGACGATATTTACGAATGTGAGGATTGTGGTAATGATCCCTGTTCTTGTGAAAATAACTCTTGGAAGAGAGAAATAAATTTTTCACCAAAAATACCTTAATTGAGGAGGAAAAAAATGATTGAATTTTTAGAAAAACTTAAAGATTGGATTATATCAACTAAAGAAAAATTAAGAGAACCCGTTGCGACTCCTAGAAGGAAAGTAATTCTAGTCGGAATTGGTATATTAATAGTCTTTGGTATAATATTATTTATCTAAGGAGTAAGAAGTGGAGCAAGATTACACTAGAAATGAAGTACAAGTAGATTTAGATAAATATCAAGAATTACTTAACAGAATTGATGAATTGGAAGATGCTGCTGAAGCCGCCGCACCTCCAAGCACTAAGTATCAAAAACTTAAAGATTTAGCGGGTGCAATAGACTCTTGGAGAATCTTTCCTAGAATCTTTATAACTACATACATCTATTTATTATATTATAGTGCAATGTGGTTTATGGAGCTTTCGGCTCCAACAATGGAACAGTCAGCATTAATATCAGTGATAGTAGGAGCAGGTGCCGCATGGTTCGGTTTATACACAAATACAGGATCGCCTAAAACATAGCGTTACTATGTTTATTAGCTAGTTGTACTACATTACCAAAGATATATATTAACGAACCTGAATGTTACGGCGGGTTCGCCCCTGGATATAGTGGAAACAGAAGCTATTATTTAGATACATTTAGACACTACGAAAGGTGTTATTTAGAATATGACAATAGAAATTAGTCGGAAGGATATAACTTCTAATGACTTATTAGACTTACAGTCTGAGACACGTTTTCTCAAACTTCCAGTAGCTCCATATCTGGAGCTGCTCGGCATAGAACCGCTACCATCACAAGTAGCTATTATTAATGCCATAAATAATCCCAAGTATAGGTTTATTTGTGCAGCACTATCTAGGCGCCAAGGAAAGACATATATAGCCAATATAATAGGACAGCTAGTATCATTAGTTCCGAACTCTAATATACTTATCATCTCACCCAATTACGCGTTGTCTCAGATTTCTTTTGATTTACAAAGAACTCTTATTAAGCATTTTGATTTAGAAATTAAAAGAGACAATGCAAAAGATAAGATAATAGAACTATCTAATGGTTCAACAGTTCGGATGGGGTCTATAAATCAAGTAGACTCAACTGTAGGTCGTTCTTATGATCTAATTATATTTGACGAAGCTGCATTATCTGCAGATGGTCGAGACGCTTTCAATGTAGCACTACGGCCTACACTAGATAAAGTTAATTCTAAAGCTATATTCGTATCTACTCCGCGAGGTAAGAATAATTGGTTTGCTGAGTTCTATGATCGAGGATTTAATGACGACTATCCAGAATGGGCATCCATTAGGGCTACATATCGCGACAATCCTAGAATGAGTCAATTAGATATTAATGAAGCTAAAAGTACTATGAGTACTGCGGAATTTAAACAAGAATATGAAGCTGATTTTAATACTTATGAAGGTCAAATTTGGAATTTTGATATTGAAACTTGTATCGCAGACTTAAAAAATATAGAAACTTCTAAGATGGATATAATTGCAGGGATGGACGTAGGATATAGAGACCCTACTGCATTTTGTGTATTAGGTTATGACTGGGACTCTGAAAAATTTTATTTATTTGATGAATACCTAGATTCGGAACGAACCACAGAAAAACACGCCTCAGAGATACAGAAACTAATTAAAAAGTGGGATATAGACTACATTTATATCGACTCTGCAGCGCAACAAACTCGTTTTGATTTTGCACAAAATTTTGACATATCAACCATCAATGCAAAAAAATCTTTGACCGATGGAATTGGTCATGTCGCTTCAATTATTGACAATAATAATTTAATTGTAGATCAGAAATGCGAGCATACTTTAAAGTGTTTGGACCAATATCAGTGGGATACTAATCCTAACTTAGTCAGAGAAAAACCCAGGCATAACTTTGCTTCTCATATGGCAGATGCTTTAAGATACGCCTTGTACTCTTTTGAGACTGTGGCTACATCGTTTTAAAAATACCTAGTCGAAAATAGTATTTGACTTAGGACCTCAATTTCGATATAATTTTGGTAATAAAATAATGATCGAGCTGAAGAGAGATCTGGTAAAATATATCAGAGATCGAGCAAAATCAGGATATAAAAAAGGCACTGAATGTTATATTTGTGGTGGAAT